TAAATGCAAGAACAATGTGTAAAGGTAATAATTACAGTAATTTATTACCTATGCGTAATACATATTAAATTATTTATATAAAAAATTGACTAATTGTTTTGAAAAAATGCCATCACTAGGATAATGAATACCTGCTTTTACTCTAACAGAGTCACATCTTTCTGCAATAGAGTCTAATTGATATTGTAATTCAGGATATTTTTTTCCGAAATAATGTGCTAAATAATATGCTTGATATGCATGTCCAGCTGGATAAGAAGGTGTATTGCCAGTATTAGAATGTAAAATATCAAGTGATGTAAGTACCTGATATGGTCTAGGTCTATTAATAAGATATTTGCAAAATAGTATAGGAAATGATACATGTGTCTGGGTAATAATATTATCTATATCAGTAATATTTTCAGGTAATATATGTGAAAATGCGTGACTAACAGATGGATCAGTTAATTTAAAAAATTCAACATCATTTTTATTTCTAATATTAATTTGTTCTTTAACTAATAAAGCTTCTTTTTCACTGTTAGGGTAAACAGGAATAGTTGGTAAAATAGAAATATATCTTTTAGACGATATAAGTATTAGAATAATATATAAAATAAAAAATAGTAATAATAGATTCATATAAAAATAAATATATTATTTAATAAATTGTAATTATTTACACTTAAAATCCTCCGGGGAATTTAACAAGGTTGGCTCCAATACCGAATCCAGCACCGGAACGAGCACCTACAGCAAGGCTTGGTACATAAGTATCAAGGATGCTGAATGTTGCAGCAGCGGTTAATGCAATAAGGGCAACTTCATCTAAGTTAAGAGCCTTTTTAGGGATGGCGTATGCGGCAATAGCAACCATTAAACCTTCAACAAGGTATTTGATGGCTCTTTTGACAAGTTCAGCTAAATCTAACATTCCGTTCATTTTATATAAAATAATAAGAAAAAAAATAAATTAATTAGTTGTTCGTAAAAACACTTAAATATTATTAAGATACTAATCTATAAGATGAGTTTTTCTAAACCTATTCAAGGACCACCATCAGGAATTGAACCAAGACACAATCCCGACGGGACAGAAAATGCTAAATATATTGATTTATTAGATGAAGATAAATCTATAGCTGGACAACAATTTGCTTGTCTTTCATTTATTTCACCGGAAGACATTTTAAAACAAAAAGACATGTTTTATTTTGAGGATTTCATTAAGAATTGGGATTTTAGTAAATCTATGGAAAAGTTTTCACAATTTTTAAACTTTTTATCGTTTAAACACAACATTAACTTTGATGACATTACTAAAGACTTTCAAGAATTTACTAAAGATGAAAAAGATAAATTAATTGCAACTAGAATTGAAGATGATTATAAAAATTTCTTAGACGAACATGAAGATAGATTAAATAAGGAATTTGGCGAAAAACACAACTTTCAAACATCTATTCGCGGAATTAAAGTAAGAGGTGTCTTTCCAACTCAACAAGAGGCCGAGTTAAGATGCAAGATGCTACGACAAAATGATCCTAACCATGATGTATATGTAGGACCAGTTGGAATTTGGGTTCCATTCCATCCTGAAGCTTATAAGACAGGTCGTGTAGAGTACATGGAAGAGACCCTAAACGAGCTAATGAGTGAGAAACAAAAGAATGAAGCCAAAGCTAAGAATGAATTTGATGCTAGAGTTAAGGAAACAAAAGAGAAGGCTATAGAAGACAATAAAAAGAAGGCTGCTGAAAGTGGAAATAAATTAACTCAAACTATTAACGAAAACGGAGACTTAGTATCAATTGCAAATACTATTACCCAAGATAAAGGAGATGTAACTAGCATTGAGGATGTGAGAAAAGAGCTATTTGAAGGTGAAAATATCGTGACTAGTGAAAATACCGATCACGGATTAAGTGAATTAACTGAGGTTAAAGAAGCAAATACAATTGATATTTCTATTTCAGAAAAATAAATAGTTTAAAGAAATATTTGTACTTTATTTAAAATGGTAGTGGGGTCGAAAGAAGAAGAAGATATGAAAAAAAATTTAAGGAATGAGATGGATGAGTATAAAGGAAAAATTATAATTATTAATAAACAAATTGAAGAAATTGATAAATTAATAATAAAGAAATGCACACATGATTTTGAACGACAACGCGATCCTGGTCTGTATGGAGAAAGTTATTTGGTGTGTAAAAATTGTCTATATGAATATTAAAAATATATAATTATTAGTTATATATTTTTAACAGATTTATATCATTTGAGAATTTAAACTGGGTCATCCCAGTTGTTTAAATCGTCGTCCGGTAATTGTATAAGACTGTCAAATGTAGTAGGTATATCTTCCCTTTTAATAGTTTCTTCTAATTGTTTATGTTGTTTTAGAGTAGACATTAATTGTCGTCTATTACCTAATACCAATTTTTTATCTCTAATATAATTTTTATTTCTAGACTTAGAATCCATAATTGATTCAAAGTCAGTTGTAAGTGATTGTTTTGTTTCAACTAAACCAATATACTCTTCTTCCATAGTTTTTTTAAGATTGTTCCATTCCTCTAATTTTAGTTTATGATCCTGATGTTCCCATAATTTATAGTTGGTATATGGCCCTAATATATCCATTCTAAATTCAATTTTATTATGTAATGCACCGTATTTTTCCCTGAGATTATGAATAGATTCTTTTTTCTCATCAAATTTGTAATATTTTGATACAGAGAGAATTAAGCTAATATATGTAGAAATTGATATACCAGTAACAGATACGGCGGATTCAGGTGTTACAAAGTATTCTTTGGTAGATTGTAAGAATCCTGATAAGGTAGATAATACAATAACCGAAATTTGTATATAATTAATTTTTGTATTTAATTCTGAATATTTAATATCCAATAGTCGTTTATTTGCTTTGCATTCCTTTAATATATATAAATTGTTATTGATAAGTGATTCTAATTCGTTTTTAAAAATAACAAATTCCTTTGATTCTTTATTGTTAGGATTTGTATTAGGAATGTCGTCAACAATTACACTATTTAATAAATTAGTTGATGTTGTATTCAATTGATTCATTTCAACATTTAAAACATCACTAGCGTTTGTATTACTTTCAGGAATAATAGTATTACCAGAAGTATCATTATTTATATTGTTATTACTCATTGTATAATAACAATACAAAAAAAATAATTATCAATTTACCATTTACTTTTTTTTACTTGTATCTTAGGTCCAGCTCCACGCTTTTGTACACTACCCGGATCATATGTTTCTTCTTCGTCATCTGAATTAATATCTTTTGATATTTCCCAAAATTCTTTAGATCCTAATTTAAAATCTCCGTGATTTGCAGCTTTATACCAAAACACCTGATCATTTAATTTATTAGATTTCGAATTATTATTAATTACTAAACATTCAAAATTTTCAGTACATTGATCCATAACTTGTGCAAAAGACTCAAATGTAGGAAACATACCTGCATAATTTTCCCATATTCTCTTTCTATTTGCAATATATGGTTCTCTTAATATAAAGACATAATCAATATTGGTTCTTAAATTAGGTGGAATACCTAATGGATATTGCATGGTAATAATCAACATTATTTTCCAATGCCGTCCATTCATAAAAAGCAAACGCATCATTTTATCTTTCGTCCATTTATTATCATATAAACAATCATCTAATATAACAAACGCCCTCGGATCTATATTTGTTCTTTTATATGCTTCCATTTCTCTCTTTATCTGTTTCAGCACTGTTTTCTGCCGCTTCAGAATATTTTCTATAATTGCTGTATTATATTCATCATGAATAAATAGTTTTGGAACATGAGCACTAAAAAACCCGTTTCCAGCTTCTGTACCTGATATAACAGTACCAATAGGAATATCTTGGTGATGATATAGTAAATCACGCACTAAATAACTTTTACCAGTATCTCTTCTACCTATTAAAACTACAACTGGCCCCTTATTTTCGTCAGGTCTAAAACTTATGTGTTTCATATCGAACTTTTTTAAATCCAGAGTCATACTATAGTTTTAATAGAAAAAATAACTTAATTCTATACGAAATAAGTTAAAAAGGTTTTATTTTTAACATTAATAATAACAAAGATGAACT